ACTTGAAGCAGACTTTGCACAGCTAGAGTTCAGAGTTGCAGCATTTTTGTCGCAGGACAAAGTTGCAATGGAAGAGGTCAGCACTGGCTTTGACGTTCACTCCTACACCGCCAAGATTATATCTGATGCAGGACAGCCAACCACACGACAAGAGGCTAAGGCACACACCTTTGCTCCTCTGTATGGTGCTACTGGCTTTGGTAGGACAAAAGCTGAGGCAGAATATTATACACACTTCATGGATAAGTATAAGGGGATAGCAAAGTGGCACAAGCGTTTGGGAGATCAAGCATTGAATGATGGCTACGTCATGATACCATCAGGACGACAATATGCCTTTCCAGATGTAGAGCGTAGAGCCAGTGGTTCACCAACACACTTTACCATGATAAAGAATTATCCAGTGCAGGGATTTGCGACTGGGGATATTGTCCCTATCGTGCTTCTGGAGATAGACAAGAGGTTAGAGAGTATGAAATCTTGTCTTGTTAACACGGTGCATGACTCCGTTGTTATAGACGTACACCCTGCAGAAGAAGATAAAGTTATCAGCATCATAAGAGATGTAAATGATAGCTTAACAGACATCATAAAAGACTACTATGATGTAACTATAAACGTACCAATGGTGCTTGAAGCTAAAATAGGAAATAATTGGCTTGACACCAAGGACGTTATGTAGTATAGTCCATTGATTCGTTTTAAGGAGAAAAGTATGTTTACAGGATTTTACGCAAGAAAGACTAACACAGATGATATTTTAGATAAAAACTCTTATGCAATAATACTTAACGTAAAAAAAGAAAATGATACATTTACAACTCATGTTGCTTATAATGACAGCAACACTTTTGATAAAGGTTTTCATTCTTTTATGGTAAATAATTTGCGACTTTTAGCAACCATGCTAGGAGAATTTATAGACGAGCCTGAGACTCGCCACCTCCCCTACAAGGAGAGGGTGGAGAGGTTAAAGAAAAAATATACTATATTTGAACCTGAATGGGATAAAGACTATGAAAAGTTTTTAGAGCAGAATGAAGAAGATGAGTTTAAAGATAAGAAAATATTTAAAGTAGAAAAGGAGCAATAATAATGGAAAACAATTTAGCTATTATCGGAACAAAAGAAAACCTAGCAGACATCATGGGTATGTCCAACACTGTCCCATCATCTCGCTCTGCCCTTGCGGAGATCAAGCAGGTACACCAGAATATCATGGGTACTAAGGAAGTTGATGGGGAAAAGATGGAAGTGGCTGTGATAAAAGCAGGTGCTTACTCAGTAGTGTTCCCTGACGAGACTGTGTATTACAGTGACAAGATCACCATAAGAACCTTTATGCAGAGGTTTCAGTGGGAGAGATGGGATGACAACTTTACCAGACCAGATGGCGGTTCTGGAAGGATGCTCCGATCTGTCATGGGTAAGTCTCTCAGTGTGGACTTAAAGGATAACTATGGAGGTTTCAACTGCGGTAGACCTTCTGGTTATGTCAAAGACTTTTCGTCTTTGCCACAAGAAACGCAGGACATCATGAAGAGTACCAAGCGGTACAAGATTGTGTTTGGACTGTGTACACTTGACAACGCTAAGGATGCTAACGGTAAATCTGTTGATGTTAAAGAGTTCCCTTTCTTTATGCGTGTTAAGAACAGAGATAGCTTCAAGGCTATGACTGATATCTTCAGCGCGATACAACGGAAGAACCGACTTCCTATTCAGTATAACATCAAGTTGTCTAGCGAGTTAAAGAGTATCCCTAGTGGAGCGACATACGCGGTTGTCAAAGCTTCTCTAGGTGAAGAGGTAGAGATTAATGCTGACGATCAAGAGACACTGAATAGCTTTGTCGAGTGGGTTGAATCTATGAACTCAATCACTCTTTCTAAGTGGGAAGAGAACAGAAGACCAGAGGAATTGTCTGAAGCAGACGAGGAGATTGTGTCTTCTATCGTTGAGATTGAGGACGAGTAGATGAACCATCCTGCAGAGTTGGCGATACACGAGTTTCTACAAAAGGTTTCTCTTGGTAAAGCCAAGATGAACAAGGCTACCCTCCACCACATAGCCAAAGATGTAGAGGACGCTTTGTCTCGCCAATTCTCAGGGGATAAGCGGAAGTTTAAGCTTCGTATGTCTAATATTGGACGTAAGAAGTGTCAGCTTTGGTTCGAAAAGAACCACCCTGAGAAAAGGCAACCAGACTCCCCTTACTTCTTAATTAACATGATACTGGGTGACATCGTTGAGGCGGTGTTCAAGGGTCTTCTCAGAGCCTCTAAGGTTAAGTTTGAGGACAGTAAGAAGGTCGTGTTAAAAACAAAGAAGAAGGATATAGAGGGTAGTTATGACTTAGTTCTTAATGATAAGGTAGATGACGTTAAGTCTACTTCGCCTTGGTCTTATGACAATAAGTTTGTAGATTTTAATACGTTAAAGAGTAAAGATAGTTTTGGATACGTTGCACAGTTAGCAGGGTACGCTAAGGCTAGAGGAGTAAAAGCAGGTGGCTGGTGGGCAGTCAATAAAGCTAACGGAAACTTCAAGTATGTTGATGCTGATGAACTCGACATGAATGAGGAACTTAAAAAGATAGACGACACAATAGCATATATAGAGGACGATGCGCCTTTTGAAAGATGCTATGAGCCTATAGAAGAGACATACTACGGTAAGTTAAGTGGTAATTTAAAGTTAGGTGTCGAATGTAGTCTGTGTTCTTTTAGAGATGCTTGCTGGACAGACCTGCAAGTGTTACCCTCTAAGGTTTCTAAGTCTGCAAACCCGCCCCTAATTAATTATGTAAAGGTTGCAAATGGCGAAACTGAAGTTAAAGAGCAAGTTCGAGTATGACGTAGCAAGATGGTTAAGGTCAGTAAAACAAAAGGTTAGGTATGAAGAAATCAGAATTAAATACGCTGTTGTTCGAAACCGATACTATAAGCCTGACTTTATTCTTAACAATGGTATTATTATTGAAGCGAAAGGGTGGTTACGTCCAAGCGATAGAACGAAACATTTGCTAATCAAAGAGCAGTATCCTGACTTAGATATACGGTTTTTATTTCAAAATGCAAACAACATATTACGAAAAGGATCTAAGACTCGATACTGCGACTGGTGTGACAAACATGGCTTTCTCTACGCACATAAAGAAATACCAAAACAATGGTTGACAGAAAGAAAAAAGAGGATAAAACTATAGTCTCATGAGAAAATATATTAAAAAAGATGACTATGCTCTAGTCGTTCAAGTTGATACGGATGATCGTGGTAGGGCAACTGGTGAAAGCACATTCAATCTGTTATATAGTGATGACAACAAGTGGGACAAAGTAACGCACGATGGTGTCATTGATATGTTGACAGTTATGATGGAAGTTGTTAGAATGATGGAGATAGATCCTGAGTTCAGAGAAATGATGTCTGCTTTCTTGAAGAAGCACACTCCAAGAGTTCCTAAGCTTGAGATCGTTGAAAGTAAAGACAATGTTATTAAATTAGATTGGAGCAATAAAGATGACAGACGAGGTAAATAATCCACCACACTACAACAAAGGCGGTATGGAGTGTATTGACTACATAAGGCAACAACTAGGAGATAACTTTAGATATTACTGCGAGGGCAACGTGCATAAGTATCTACACAGATTTGATTATAAGAACTCTTTAGTAGATTTAAAAATACAAGACTTGAAAAAAGGTAAATGGTATCTAAATAGATTAATAGAAGAGTTAGAGAAAGACTCATGAAGTTTACAGTAAACATGACCATAGAAGTAGACGAGGAAGAGAATATATTACCTGTCAACTATAATGGCAAAGAAAGTGATGAACAAGCTCTTAAAGACATACTGAGAGATTATTTATTTGATATTGATGGCATAACATTATTAGAGGGAGTGAAAGTAAAGAAGCATGAATGATTATCAAAAGTTTATAGCAGTATCAAGGTACGCAAGATGGCTTGATGATGCAGGACGCAGAGAAACATGGGAAGAAACAGTTGATAGGTATGTTAGCTACATGTCACAGAAAGTGAAAGGTCATCTTCCTCTTGTACAGATTAAGGATGCTATAACTAACTTGGAAGTTATGCCCTCTATGAGAGCCTTAATGACTGCAGGTCCTGCTCTTGAAAGAGATAATACTGCAGGGTATAACTGTAGCTATCTACCAGTAGATGACCCAAAGTCATTTGACGAGGCTATGTATATACTTCTATGTGGCACTGGTGTTGGCTTCTCTGTAGAAAGACAATATGTAAACAAACTACCCGACATACCTGAAGATTTTGAGGATGTAGACACTGTTATCAAAGTACAAGACAGCAAAGAAGGTTGGGCAAAGTCTCTACGTAAGTTGATAGGGCATTTGTATATGGGAGAGATACCTAGCTGGGATGTATCAGACGTAAGACCTGCAGGTGCTAGG